GCTGCACTGCTCCTGCCCGGCCCCGAGGGGACGGACGGGAGTGCTCCCCACTGGCTCTTGCCAGAATGTCCCTCCTATGTGGAGGGAACCCAACAACGTTTTAGTGCTACTGCGTTGTGCAGCGCGGTTCGCTCTAGGTGAAGTGGATCAACTTCTCTGGGCTCGAAGGGATTATTACCTCCGGCTTCAAGGAGAAGTAGGCACTTCTGAAGAGCAGGATATCCGTCTATACTGTCACTGCGATAGACTGGACCTGGTACCCACGCTTTGACTTCAAAGCGTTGGAGTTTCCGATTCCATCTTTCGACGGTCCGGTAACCAAGAAAAGATATCCTTCCAAGGGCTGAACTTTCTTCGGATACATAGGGTAAAGACCCTAAGTACCTCTCACATGTGTGCCACATGAGCTGGGCAGTGTTCCAATAACCCTTCTTATAGAAGGCGTTACCAGACGCTACCCACGAGATCAGCTCCTCCACCTGGCGCCTGTTCTCTGGACGTATTCTTCGTACGTAAACTGGTGTAACCAATTCACCATCGAATGCGTCAGTCCCACAAGATTCTCTGAAGCTTCCGCCTAAGAAAGTCTTGGACATATTGACCTTGCAATTGTATTTTTGCAGGTAATCGAGAACAGAAATCGCATACGCCTTCGGAACGATTATATCGTCCCCGTAGACGTAGACGTCACGTGTAACTTCAAAAACGTTAGCGTGACTTACTGGTAGGTTCATTTCCTTGAGTAGAGCCACTACACATACCGTGTAGAAATACATTGACTCTACTGGGAAACAAAGAGCGCTACCCATCGACGCGAATTTTGCTAGAGGAGCTATTATAGCCCCATCTGGCATCATTGCGCGAGTCGATCGACATGCGTCGATCGAATCCCTTAAATCAGGATTCGCCCGAAACATCTCCATTGCTAATGAACGCGGAACGCGATCACTAGCATCAGAGAGATCAATCGTCGCTAATTGACCTGAAGATGACCCAACCAAAGCCAGCCGCTGGTTCACAGATTGATCACGAAAATTTACGTGACCTTTTGAGAGTTCAGCGGACTCGATCGTGGCATATAGCACACGTCGAATAGCCTGCTGCACATATTGCATGCAACTTGGCTCTATAGCTATGATCCGTGGTCCCTTAAGTGTTTTCGGAACTGTGACAATCCTTACGGGTTGCTCCAGTTCCTGGTTAATGAACGAGACTTCCTCGAATCTCTCTTCACCTGATACGCCAATAGGATAGGCTGTATCGATGAACGGGAAAAACGGTTCGAGGCGTTCATGCCATTTTAGCCAAACATACTTCTGATTTCCAGAAATATGTTCAGCAGTTGCGCCGGGTCCATGTCTTGGAACGAAGCTATCGCTTGTAATATTAGCCATAGAATTGTCCCATAACACAGCAGAGACCGAAATAAAATCTTCAGCATCTGCGTTCGGCACTGATAACACTTTGAGGGATTGCTCATTTTGGACAAAGTTCTGCAAGGAACGCGTGACCTTTTCTGGGTCACATTCCATTTCGATCCGTTGAAATGAGAGGCAAATTTGCCTAACACTATCAACAATCGTTGGACAATCACTTGCGTAATTCGGACTTTGTTTTTCATATATCCTACCTGTCTCACGGTCAAAGATACGACCAAGCATACCTCGCAAAAAGGCGGGGATTGCTTTACTCTTTCGGAAGCTCCGGAAGAATATTGGGTCGATTCGTCCCAGCTGGAGGGCTTGTTCAAAGTCCCTACCAAAAACTGGGAGTGTGAGTGTTAGAAAACCCACACCTTCTTCTTTGACCCGTGCTCTGATAGTTGTCAGATCACGTAAATCAGAGACCTCAGCGATGCACTTGTTACAAGCATCTCTATAGACGCTTGCAACCAATTCTAGGAGATAGTTACTTACGTTGCTTTTCAAAGAACCCTCACTTCTGAAGGCGACTTTCAAGCCACGTATCTCCGCCTATGCTGATCCCATAATAGAACCAGCCAATCCGATTTAATGAGTTGGCAGCGGCCTGATAGATCCCTTTTGGGGATCTACGTTTGTCACCTTCGTGACAACCAAAACCTTATCGTCTCTCTTTCGAAATTCGACAAGGAGCTCAGGAAGCAGTTCGGCAATAATGCCGGAAAGCAAAGCTGCGAATCTCGCATACCTCAGGAATCTTGACATAGCATACGCTCCTTTGTTATGGCCTCTCGGCCGTAATTGACATGTTGCAAAATTGCAACAAGGAAGTTTCTAATCAGCCATCAAGACTGTTGGCCGAAAAGAGCTGTGACATTTCCAGAGGAAAGCCAGGTTTTAAGAGCCTGGACAACGTAGTCTACCTGCGTCGCCGAAAAGCCCACTTCTGGGCGATCGATGACAAAGTAGAAACCAAGTGTTTCATAATCGTTGACAGCCGTCAACGGATCTGGAACAATGGCTCTCTGATCAAGTCGCACCATCGAGCGAATCCGTTTACCGGATTTCTGGTGGGAAATTGTGAGACGAAAAGTCTCATCATCCTTCACGTACTCGGACTTAAGTCCAGTACTTGAAATGCGAGGCATTGATTGAGCTACTGCATTTACAGTAACGGATTGTGGATCAGCGAACATAGTGGTTAACCTTCCTAAAATAATTGGGAAATTGACTGCTGTCAGGTCCCTAGTCATTCCAAGACTAGTAGACTTGTCTTAGGACAGTAGCGATAATCCACACTATGGCGTCCGGGATATCCCGAGCGCTATAAGGATTGCTATTTGCCTAGGAGATAGGCTCCCAGACAGGACAAAATCAAATGGACTACCTGCAGCCTGCCTGCGTTTGATATCGGCCTCCCGGTACCAAATCAGTTTATGCAGCTGGCCATCACACGTAGAGAATTCGGATTTTAACTCGAACCTTCTACGGCGATGATGCATCAGGTACATGTATTTAGACACCATTGAGTCAGTGGCCCAATCTTGCGCCGCCTGAACGACGTCGCCAGCATTGGAAAACCAATCACCCAACCATGTCCAAGGTGTCGCTCTCCATATGACAACAGGGTTAATGTGCGCACCGTACATCGTCATTTGACGTGATACGGCGCCCATAAGGCCTTTAGAGGCCTCATTGCTGTCATCGAACTCGGGTCTGTAATACTTAAAAACCCCTTCATACCACACATCAGTATAATCTTGAAGTGTGACTGTGTAGCTTTTAGGTCCGATGATCATATTTGTCGTGTATCCGCCACCACTAGGTTGACACCCAGTGATATCGGTCCGACTATAGATGACCGTCTCAGACTCGATGCTCTTATCGACTCTCCTCCGTCTCACCCACCTAGCATTGTCGTGTTTAATTTGCGACATATGCTTGGCGGTTTCGTCATATACCGCGGACATCCGCGATATATCGCTAAGAAACGGAACCCAGCCAAATTGCTCATTGATGAACGCATCAGCGGCCCTCTTAGGGGCCATGCGGACGTTACGAGTGTTGCCGCCGATCTCCTTCCATCTATTTGCGAAGGTACCAGCTGTTGATGACAACATACGAGGTATGTCTCTGGCTTCTGCCAGCATCACACCCAATCCGGCGCGTTC